CGCACCACTAATAGCATCTGTTATGTCTAATCCTAATCGAGCAAGATTGCCACCATAACCCATAATTGTATTATCTACCTTATACGGCGACACATTCAACGTATCGCCAATTTTTCGAGCCACCATAGATGTATTAGATCCGTACTGTAGTTTATCCGGTAATTTCTCTTGGGACTGAGGGACAATATTTCTTTGTCTAAAATCAGAAAAATTAAACGCCCACTCATAAATAGGAACAAAGAAAGTAGGGGATAAATCAGGAACTAAAGTCTCTTTTACTCTATCGCCAAATCCTTTAAATCCTATACCATTACGTCCGTTTTCTTTGTCGTCAAAATATTGCAACATACGTTCAAATGTAGTGCCGTATAACAACCCTAATTCAAACGGCTTAGGTATTTTTACAAATTTATCACCAGCCGGAATATGGAAGAATGTATCTTTTTCCCATTGTGGCAATTCTTGATATGCCGAATTATCTTTGTTTAAATACCATAATGCGATTGTAGGTAATGTGATAAATAAAGTAGATTTAATCGTCATACCTTTCGGATCATCACGCCATGCACGTACTAATTTGTCGCCACCTTGGATAGTCGCATTAAAAAATGCATCAATCTTATTCCATGATTTTGTATGTGTACCAGTACGGCTGAAATCAATCGTAATATCACGGCTTGCAATAGATGCTTCGCCTAGTGATTTAGGTTTTAAATTGGTTTTTGTTAAACGACTGTATAACCCTGTATACCCTTTTCTAGCATTGCTAAATTCGCCTAAACGGGTAGCCACTTCCGTTGCTTCCGATATAGCGCGCAACACTTCCATAGGATTTCTTGCAACTTTTGACAATGTGGACTTACGAGAAAATAATTCTCTTAAATGTCCACTCAAATAGTCTCTATCAAGGCTTACCATAGCAGCATGAGCGCCGCCACTTTTGACGTAATCCCAATATAACTGGTCTTTCTTTAAGAAATGTGCTAGACCTCTAAATGTATCAACCACAGGCAAAAAACCATGTTTAGAGAATACGCCAGCTGAAATAGTATCACGCAAAGCGTTTGTGATAGCAAATCCAGCAGTTACAGTAGAACCAGCGCGTAACCAACTAGCCGGATACTGCAATAATCTTGTTATAAAATTGCTTGTATCCTTGTTCATCATTTTCATTGCTTGCGCTAATTCCGGAGTTGTTTCATATACAACTTTTTTTCCTTTAACCCAAACAGAAAATGTATTGTCTGTAGATTTTGCCGGTCTATCTCCCCTAACCTCTTCAACAATAGTTCCTATCCCCGGTTTCTTCGCTAATTTGGCAAATGTAACGCCCACGTGGTTTCGTTCGATTGCATTGTAGAATTGGTATGTATTTTTTACGATACTTTCTAATGGATCAATAATATCACGTGTACTACCTTTAAACCGCTTAATAGGATTAGCTACATTAACGAATCCTTTAGAGCTAGAAAAGAACACGTCCATACTTTCTGCAGAAAAATCACGGAAAAACGGAACATAGTTAGGGTATTTATTCCTCAATAAATGGTATGTTTCTGGTTTTAATATTCCGTTATTCACAAGTTCTGCAAGCATATAATCTTGAAACTTATGAATATCTCTAGCGGCTTCTCTAAATGCAGGATTTTGCTCATACTGTTTAACTGTTGCCAAATCCTCTTTTAATGGAAACGTAGCCATTTGTCCGTTACGATGTAGGTCTAAATCATGTAGTGCTACTAAATATGCACTAAAATCTTTATGTTCTTTGTTCGGTATATCTTTAATAATATCCTCAAACGAACGTACACCCTTCTCAGGTCTGCCACGGGCGATAAATTCTTCCGCTTTGCCTACCCAGCCACGAGACAACCACGCTTGCATAAATGGGTTATCTTTAAATGCTATTTTTTCACCTGTGATATGTTCCACTTCCTCAACCATTTCACGCAATGGATTGAGTTCATCAATAGCTTTTGTATAGACATCACTCGCTACACGTTTAATGGTATCTTTAATATTTCCGTCTTTAGCATCCGTAATAATACGTTCAGCTTTAGAGGTGCGTTCAAAGGAAATAGAACCTTTGATGCGGTCTGCACTAGATTGTTTGTGCCATTCATGAGCCAGTTTAGATAATTTATTAACAGTACCATTTAACGCCTTATCACGTTCTATAGTTTCTTTGAAGTGTTTATAGAACTCCGGAAAGTCCTGTTTGGCTTTTGCTCTATCTGATACATAATCTTTAAAGAATTCTGCGTACCCCTCTTTACGCTTACCAGCTACATCTAAATTATCATAGCTAGTACCAAACCGCTTTTTGACTTGACCTAACAATTCAGCATCAAACTTAGGAATACTGCTAAATCCATTATGGTTATCAATGTAATGACCTAACTCATGCATCATTGTAGGGATATCACCATATGCCCCCGTACGGATTACATCGCTATTAGGGTTATACCAACCCTTAGCGTTTTTAGTTCCCAATCTCCCTGTTTTTATACGCTGATTGAATAGGTTATTGATACTATCAATAATTTCACGACGACTAACGGCACGCCCCATACGTTCAACGCCTTCACTTTGTTCCGTATGTGGTGTTTCGTTACCTTTAGCGCTATATTGTAGTGGTTCAGTAGGTTTAACGCCTTTACTTTCTAAATAACGATTTGCCATTGCTTCGTTGCCGTCAAATGCTTTTACAACTGCATCGTGTACTTGCTCATGCGTTGCATTTTATAGTAATTGGCTAGGCTGCTTAGCATATTGACTCATGCAACCTTATGCCGGTTCCACTTGTAACATTTTAAGTTCTTGCGTATCGGTGATTAATTCGGCAGCACGATCACGGCGAACTGTTTCCATATATTCATGGTTCAAACTTTCAACCGGTACGTCTAGGCTTTCAGATAATCTTGCCTTAACCGCATCCAGTTCCGTTTTAGGAACATCCGGCTTAGTTGCTGTGTTTAAATCTTTCAAGATTTCTGTATTAGAATAAACTTTATTTTCTAATTCGGTCAATCGTGTTTCAGATGCATCATTTTTAACAACGTCTTTTAATTCGTTGACGATTGTTTCACGTGCTTTTAGTGGTAATTCATCAATCGCATTTTTCAAACTTACGTTTGGTGCATCTTCTTCATAACGAAATCTACTATTTATATCATTTTCAAGTGCTTTTTCTTCAAATTTAGGCTTTTCACCTTCTACAAAGTCAGTATTTATGCGGTATTTAGGCTGAAAATCGTTTATTTCGCCTGTACGAGCCGTTTCGCCTTCGCCTTGATAGTTTATACCTAAATCATCGTTTTTAACCGATTTCTTTTCTGTATTTTCAATGAAACTATTCAAATCTGTGTGCGGCTCTTCTCCTTTTACTGCATCACGTTCTATAAACTCATCTCTAAACGGTTCTTCATGTGATACTCTGTTAGGGTCTAAGCTACTATCTTTAAATGATGTATCACGTGGCCCATTTTCATATCTTCCATAATTGCCTTTAAATGTATCTTCCGCAATTTCTGCGCGAACATTATCACGTGCAACTGCTGGGTCTGGTCTTTCGTAATATTCACGAATGATTTTTGCCATTTCCGCTGGCGTTGCATCTGGTCTAGCACGCATTTCTTTTAATGCGGCGCTTTCGGTGTTGTGCAATTCCCATACACTGAAATCGACTTGCGTTCTCCAGTCCCACGGATCTAATCCACGATTTTCTGCGAATTTCAATAAACCATTTTCGCCGTTAAGTCTATCACCAGTAAATTGAACCAAACCACGGGAACTGTAGCCGTCGCCACTTGTAACTGTGGTGCTAAAACTACTTTCGGCGCCAATATTACCAGTCATGCCAGCCGCTTCAACGTCGCTTAACCCGTTCTGATGGTATCGGTTATAAATATCCGCTTGGATATTGCCTGTTTCGCCTTCCATTGCTCGTCCGTTCAATTCACCTTCGGAATATTCGCGCGGTTCTACTGCGTTTACTTCTTCCGGTACTGGGATATCATCAAAGGCATTATACATAACGCCTTCCTCAAATTTAGGTTCGTTTTTGGTAAATCGTTCCCCAATATCATCAAAGGCATTGACTGCTTTTTCTTTAATATGTTCACCAACACGCCCCACACGTTCGCCGATTGCTCCAGATACTTTTTTAGGTGTTGCGCCTTTTACCATCGCAGCCGGCAAAAATACATCATCCCACAAGTTAGTAGGATTCATGGCTATATTTTGGGCAAATTCACCGGGGTCGTCAATTAAGCGCTCTACTGGATTGGCAATAGGGTCTACAAAAACATTTTTAGCCGTGGCTACATATTTATCCCCTAAAATTCCTTCTGGTGCCGTTCCTTCGTTTTCTGCTGATGCATTGGCGTTATACATCTCCGCCGTATCATTTGCAATCGTAGGCGCAGCAAGGATGCCCGCAGCTATTCGCACCTGTGGTGGAACATACGGAGTAATTGCTAGATATCCAGCCGGCTTGCCAACTGCGGCATTGTATGCTTCTGCTCTTGCTTTGTTTAGGCCCGGCGTTGCATGTTCGTTTACAAAGTCGCCGTTATCGTCAAACGCAGAAAAATTATCTCCATTTGCTTCAATGGCATTAGCAGCACTTTTGGAATACTCCCTACCTAGATTATTCGCTTTGTTTAATACATCATCTTTCCAATTTCCCAATGTATTCCCTACATTGTCATTGATTTCTTTGCCTGTTTTGTCAATCCATTCAATATTATTCTTAACGCCATTAGCAACGTATTCGGCATTATTTTTAACGCTATCCCATAATGTAGGTTTGGGTACATTATCCGCATCATAGCCATATTCGGTTGTTATATCTTCAAAGGCATTGCCGCTATTAGCATTACTACCATAACGACTTGTAATATCATCAAATGCACCCATAATTTACCTCTTTATGTTTAATAAGACTTTAACCACGATTTATAATTACCATAACCAGCCGCATCAAGTTCTGCTGCTATCTGATCATCACTCCAGCCTTGCGCTGATAATTCGTTCATCCGCTTGGATACTGCCGCTTGTTCCTCAGCTGAATAGGTAGGTTGACGTTTAACAGTTGGCGTTCCAGCACCACCGCCAGTAGGCGCACCACTTAACGCGCTTTGTAACTGTCCGTAATAAGGACTTTCTGTTTCTGCCTTATCCGGGTTAGCTTTTACCCATGCGGTATGCTGCGCGGATAACGTACGCAACACTTGTGCATTGTATCCGCTAGTGCCGGATTGTGTAGCCGTTGGTGGTTTAACATGAGTACCTACATATTTCATGCTGCCGTCCGTGCCAACAATATAGGTTTTTCCGTCTGGCATAACCTTGATATTTTTCGCACCGAAATTACCGATGTTTTTCATTTGGCCGTCCGGAGTCATAACAATAACTTGACCGTTTGCAAATTGTTTCGTTTCAACCTTGCCATAACCGCCCATATCTTGGATCGTACCATCGCCCATGTTGTAACGTACAATATGGCCGTTTTGCGCGCTGCTAAACTTGTAATCCGGCTTATCAAGCGCCGCAATACTGTTAAAGTTATTCATATCAATAGTACCAGCGCCAACTTTACCGGCTAGATAGTTATATCTTGCAACGGCCGGCGCCAACCCTTTAACCCGTTTTGTGTTATAGGTATCTACAACCGGGTTCCCGTCCTTGTCTTTAGTGAATACAAGGTTGTTCATGATTTGCTGGCGCATTGGTTCAAGCACTTTTTCTTGATATTCATTGACTTGTTGCATATACATATTATTCACGTCGGTTTGATATTGTTCGTTGGCTAAGCCTTGCGCCGTCTTAAAATCAAAACCAGCTTTGACAAGGGCGAGTGTATTCGCCCCTAGTCGTTTTCGTGCTTCACTGGTTATAGTTGCTTTATCTGGTATAGAGTATTGGCCCGGCGCTTTATCCTCGTTGGTACTACCATTTTCTACCAATTTGGGCGCCCCACGAAAAGGGTTATTTGCCCTTTGTTGCATCATTTCTTGATACGTTTGCGGTACACCGTTACCAATACCGGTATTGTTTAGATTTTCAAAGTTCCATAACCCTGTATTTTGTTGTGGTGGTTGAACTGGTGCGGCTGGTGCATCTGTGTTAGCTTGCATCGGTTGTGCTGGTGCGGACGGATTTTGACCGCCCCATAATCCTTGATTATTCGCCACCGCTTGCGCACCAAAGGAATTATTACGCATCGCATTATTAATAAACTGCCCAGCGTTAAATTGTCCTTGTGTCGGCATTTGGCTTGCCATTTGTTGCGTTGGTGTCGCCTGTTCACCACCGTTTAGCATGTCTTGGTATCCATGCGCCATGCGGTTATTTTGAATTTGCCCTAAACGATACCCACCGTATCAGATCGGAAGAGCGTCGTGTAGGGAAAGAG